AAAGATTCTGCACGCCAACGAGAACAAGGCGTATTTCCTCGTCAATTCCGTCAAAGCGGCGCAGGTCTCTTGCAAGGGCTTGTGTATGCTGAAGTTGGCCCTGCTCTAAAGTGCTTATGCGCTTGTCCAGCTCATCCAGCCGCTTATTCTGCGCATTGTCCGGCTCCTGCGCCTTTTTGATGTACTTGTGGATGATGTCCAGCACCTTGTCGATCGTGATAGCAGCGGCGCACAGACTGCCGAGAATGCCCAGCACCCACAGCAAAGCTTCTTTTTCGGTCATTTGCCCTCCCGGAGACGGGTCAGACCCTTCTTTGCGATGATTTTAGCGTATTCCTTGTAGGGCACCGACAAGTCCACATCACCGGACACCCCAGGAATCTTGCCCTTGCTGGTGTACTGCCACAAGCCGAACGGCCAGCCCGGTTCAGGCTTCTTGCTACGGTAGGCTGCAAGCCACACGTCGTACTTTCGCAATGCCGCCCCGCCCATGTACAGGCTATCACGGCCAAAGTAAAGCCCGGTGTACAGCATGGCGTAAAACCCCCAGTGCTCTACCGTGCCCAGCGCATGGGCTGCAATGTCTGTCAGGGTCTGCTTGTCGAGCGGCGCTTGCACATAGGTATCCTCGATGTCAACCGCCACCGGCAGCTGCACTGTCTTGCCGGTAAGCACCTTGCGCAGCAGGGCAAGCTCTGCGTCAGCCTCTGCCGTGTTGACCGCCTTGCAGTAGTAGTACACGCCACAGGGGATACCCAGCCGCTGGCATTCGCGGTAATTGCGCTCAAATGTTGGGTCGATGTACGGATTGCTGGGTGCATCTTTCGCGCTGTTGCCCAGCGCCCGCAGCATCACACCGGAGACAAGGCCGCTTGCCTTGACCTCGTCCCAGTTGATTCGCCCCTGCCAGCGGGAAACGTCCATGATAGGGAGCATGATATCAGTCCTTTCTTTTTATGTGGGTGAATAGTCAAATAAAGCCCTCTTTAACTGACTTAGTATCGTAGATCATACAGTGCCCTCCTTAATGAACGCTTTCACCTTGGCATCGCTCAGCAAGCCTTTATACACTTTGCACTGGTACAGCGTGCCATGCAAACATTGGACGATATTGTCGCTGGTCGCGTCCCGTGCACCGCCAATTATCATACTTCCGGGCACATCGGTAAGCGCGGTTTGGGTGGTATTCCAGTCGCTCAGTGCGAGGTGCGTGCTTCCGCCCCGGAAATTCTTGCCGTCGATCTGGATTACGTACCGTGTGCGCATCTTAAAGTGTTCAATGGTATCGCACAGGCTAAGCCCTGCCTGACTGTAATAGATAAACGGAAGTGTTCCATTATTGGGGTTGATGCCCAGCTTGAAGCCCATCTGTTTCCACGAGGCTTCCTTCATGCAGTACAGCACCTGTGGTGTCGGGTCCGTATCTTCATAGCTGTCGCTAGGCTTCAGATCCAGCAGAATGGTGTACTGCGGTGTCTCAGTAGCAGCGTGATCCAGCAGCTTCAGCCCGGTGTCAAAACCGAAGCTCAGCGCTGTCTCGCCGGGCAGGTCGTAGATCAGCTCTGCCGTTTCTACTGCCGCCACCGTCACCGCACAGCTCGCGCTCTTGCCGCCCGCCGTAGCCGTAACGGTGCAACTGCCCGCCTTGTCGCCTGTCACCTTACCGTTTACCACCGTAGCAAAGCCGGCGGGAGAAACGCTCCACACCACCACACGGTCGGTGGCGTCTGCGGGCAGCACGGTAGCCGTCAGGGTCTTGCTCTCGCCCTCGTTCAGGGTGAGGGTGCTGCTGCTCAGGCTCACGCTCTGCACCGGGACTTCCTGCGCACCGCCGCCCCACTCCGCCCGCAGGGCGTTCAGGGTGTCCTGTGCATCGCCGGTCTTGTAGGTTGCGTTTTCAAACAGGGAAAGCATCAGCTCCTTTGCTGTGGAAGTAAAGCCCTCGCCCGGGTCGCCCTTGTCACCCTTGGGACCCTGCGCACCCGCCGCGTTGGTGAGCTGCTCCACATACTCGCCAATCTGGGCGATGTTCTCGCGCACTTCGGATGCCATGACGGCTTTGCGGGTGCCGTCAATCAACTCTTTTAATGGTTTCATCGTTTTCCTCCATCGTTTGCAGAGCATAAGACTGCACATCAGATGCGTACCCCTTTAGCGTGCGGCTCAGGTCATACGCGGTGGTTGCTTTGCGGGCGCTGAGCGCCTGCAAGTCGGATATGCTGGAAAACTTTTTGCCGAAGGTAAACTCCTTCTTTGCGGGCTTATCCAGCGGCTCTACGAGCTTGTTGCAGTTGATCCACACATCAATGCCGTGGGGCGCGGAAATAATGTGGGTCAGCTTGCCGAAAGCAATCCTGTCCACATCCACGCCCGCGTCCTTCAGGTCTACGGCTTTCAACGTGATGCCGTCCGCAAGTCGTAAGTGCTTGCCAAGCTCCATGTCCGCCGCGTCCTGAAGGGACTGCTGGGTGTTGGCCGTGCCGTCCAGCACCAGATACCGGGTGATAAGTCCGTACAGCTTCTGGGCGGTTTCATCGTTGGCCGTGGCGGTCAGGGCGTTGGTGGTCTCCCACAAAAACCAGCCGCTTTTTTTCTTGCCGATGGCGATCACCCTGGTGACGATGTCCTCGGCCTTGACATAGCTGGTCAGGTCAAGCAGGTTTGTGCCGAAGGCGATGCCCTGCACGTTGCGTTCTGTCGCGTCCTGTACATAGTCCAGATAGCGTGCTCTCTTGTTCAGACCGGGGAACAAGGGGTAAGGAATCGTTTCGTGCCGGGTTACCAGATAGCCGCCGTACACGTCCACAAGCTCGTTTTGCAGGATGTCCCACGTTTTTCCGTAGTTCTTGCCGTCGCCGAACTCGTGCAACTCCTCCACAAGCTGCGTGGTGTAGTCTGCGGACTTTTCCCCGTTGACGTACACGTTGACCGTGCCGTCTTTTTCCGTTTTGATGCTGTACGTTGTGGATTCGGTGTTCTTTTTGGCCACTTTAATGGTACTGTCGAACTTATAGGTTTCTATTGCCGTAGTGATGGACGGGGTAACAATGGTCTGCTCTGCATCGTAGGTCTTGCTGCCCTGAGAGACTGCGTTTCTTCGGAGGGTAAACTGGTTGTCTCCCGTGCGCCAGGCAAGGTACTCCTTTCCGGTTACGATCTCGTTCAGCGGCCAGTTTTGTGCTGGTGGGGTCTGCACGTCCTCATAGTCGGAAAAAATATAGGAAAAATTCTCTTCAAGTCGGTTCCCGTTTTGGGAGTACAGACCCCATGTCTGGTAATAGTCGCCCTGCTCGTCCGGGCTGCTGGCGGCATAGTCCAGCTTCAGATAGCACTTTTCGGCTACCGGCACATACCGCTTTTGCTCCTCCACCGTGACGTTTCCAATGCGGAAGCTTTTATAGCTGTCTGTCAGACTGGTGTGATTCTTACAGAGGAAGTCCAAAAACTGCCGGATGGTCACGTCCTTGGCAGTGTATGGCGGCACATCGGTATCGTTGAGGTAGGCAAGTTCTCCCTCGCAGTACACCTTTTGCCGCATCATAAAATCCTGCTCGTGGTTCATGACCCGGCCTTGCCAGATCTCCTTATCGTCCTGCTCCACGGATACCACCGTTTTCAGCTTTTGCAGGGCGCTGTGAGCCACATTGCCCAGTGGGATAGTAAATTCCAGACTTCCAGCCTTGCCAAACTCCCGGGTCAGAGTGGGGCTGATCAGCTTTGTGGTCTCCAGCGCAGAGCCAGGCGCATAGATACAGACCCGGTTTTTCCAGCTGTCCACATCGTCCTGCGTGCCTGCGTATATCTTGTAACTCATAAGCTTGCCCCCAGATACTTGATGGTGATGCTGCTCGCAACGTGGAGGCTGCCGTTGGAAAAGGTCAGGGTGACGTTTTCGCCGTCCGGGATCTCTAGCCGCTCCAGATACTGCCACTCGGTCGTTTTTGCAAAAACGCCTACAAAGGAATTGTTTGTATGTAAAGTGATAACCGCCTCGCTTTCGCCGCGCTGGAAGTAGACAGCAGCGGTGTGCGGTGCACCGTAGATGACCACGTCCACCGACGTATTGGCTGGCAGCGCAATGCTGCGGTAGTCCCGCAGAATGTCCGTTTCAAAGTTGATGTCATCCCACCGGATATCCTGTGTGCCGTCGTAGACGTTGTACTTGTACGGGTTGCAGCTTCCGGTGATGGTGACCGTAGCGGAGATCCGCCCCGGCACGAATTTGACGTGCCACAGCCCCTCCCAGTACCAAGAGGGATCATCGTCAAACACGCATTGCAGCCATTTCCCTTCAAGGGCATTGTGCAGACGGCTTTGCAGTACCTTCCACAGCTTTTTCGGTGCGGTGCACAGCAACTCCATGGTGATGGAGCGCTTTTTGTAGTGCACCTTGCCGTCCAGCGAGGTAGTAAGGTTGAGCAACGTGTCAGAGCCGGGTATCTGCACAAGGGTCTCATCCGGTTCAGGCTCGCCGATGTTTGGGCTGCCAACCTTCATGTACAGTCCCCATGATGCAAGGGTGTCGTAGTTGCCCAGCTTTGCGCTGTGGATCGCCATTTAAACACCCCTTTCTGCCCGCAGGGTATACACGCCCATGCTGGTATCCATGTTGGTTGCAAGGCGCGGTGTGAGCATATCGGCCACCTTTTCGCCGTCCATGACAAGCTGACCGGTGCCGATATCCGGCA